CTACAATCTCTTTGATAGACTGTTTTGTGTCCTAATTTATATTTGTTATCCCTACATAAAGAGCCTGAGGCACTGGGATATGCTGGATGAAAACATTCTGTGTATTTTATTGCCATATCATCCCCATTTTAATAAAAATATTAAATAGAGTTTTTCATCTACTATCTGATAACCATCAGTAATGTTACCATTAACTATGTTCATCTTTACGCCGTACTTACTTAGAATGTAATCTTCAAAATCATATGCGTCAAACTCTGTTTTGGTTTCCATGTACTCTGTGCGAACTTTCTTCAATGCATTCCAATAATGCCAACGATTCTTTCGCTGGTGTAATGCTGGATCATCGTCATCATAATCCTGAAATGATTTTGATATATTGGTCATTCCCAGCGCAACAAAAACAATGTTAAATCTTCATCGCGGGTAAGCATTATTTCACATTGTTTAGTGTTATCTACCCAACGATTGCTACCAGTTTCTTCATCATATCCTGAATTGCCGTAGTTCTTTTTACACCATTTCTTAATTTCTTTAACATCAACATCTTCTTGGCCTTTCCAAGAGATAGTATGTATATTAATTTTGCTACCGAAATAGCGTTCTGTTTTATGTGTAAATTTACTCATGTCCACTTCAATATAAAAAATGTAGCATCACTTCCTTCTTTGAAAGCAATTCTGCTGTACCAACAATGATGTTCAATGTTATTTTCTTCTAACCAATCTGTTAACTTATTACTCACACTAGGAATGTACCATGGATGCGGTATGTTAACAATAGTCCAACCCATAAGATTGTATAGTACTTCTGTATCAATACTGTCAGACAAATCTTTAGCAAGTTTATCAATAATGTTTTGTTCTATATCCATCATGACCAACGCAATATGAAAAAGGTTCTATCTGCTTCATCACGGAACCAATACTTACGATTACTGCCCACCCACCGACCATTTGGTATACCCCAGTTACAATCACCAAATGTTTCTAGCATCCAATTTCTAATATTCAACCACTCTGCCTGAGAATAGTTACATGGCCTAACCCAATAGGGGTGACTAGGTTGATCGTCAGCATAGCCAGTTTTCAAGTGTTTCACATTGATTTCATCTATCCAGTCGATAGCCATTTCGGCTATCCACCTAGAGTCAGCCATAGCACGTTTCTTTATCATTCTGCCCAGTATTCTTCAAATAGTTTCAAATGTTTTTTGTTAGTAAAATGTATTTCACAATATGAATCACCTATCTTACCTTGAACTAATTTCATATACCAATTTTTACCTTCCCACCAGATTATAGGTCTAGCAGTATTCATCTTACCAATATTTTTTTGTAACCATGACAATATCATTACATAATCTCCACCATGTAATCGTGTGATATAGGTTTCAGGTTCTTTAGTTTTAGTTACCATCTTAACCTCGCTAAGATGTAATCACGCTCATATCTAAATTTAAGTTTTACTACTTTATCTGTCCAAGTATATACACAATGACGATCGGGCATGTCTATAGTATTTTCTATCCATTCTAGTATTTCTATTTTATAAGGATGTGGATTTTCTTCATTCAATTGAATGACTAATTCATGCCAACCTGGTCTAATATCTTTCCAATGTTTGGTCATTATTTAATATCCAGCTTCTTTCAACGTATCATTAATCCGTTTAGTAAGTTCTATATCTCTCTTAAATCTTATTGCCCATTGTTCTGGATTTATATAATCAATGATCATTTTAACATGACCTTCATTTAATTCATCTAAGAAACGGGTACCGCTATCACTTTGATACAACAACCATGGGCTAATCTTACCCGTTGTTATCGCATAACAAATCTTATTTGCATTCCCGTATCTTAATATATCACGGGGTTGTATTTTGGCATCTTCTGCTAACTCAATACAATACTCAATACTACGGTGAATAGCGTCAAACGCATCTTCATGTCGTAAAAATTCAATTAGATATTTAGTATATGTGCTATCACTACACCAGTTGTCAATCTTAACTTGATTCTTTAATAGCCAATCAACAAATCTTGGAATATTTATTGCATTAATACTTACACAATAATTACCAAACTTAACAAACGCTATGTAATATGGGTTCTTAATAAAATCTTCTTGCTTAAGATTCTTACGTTTTGATGTATTCTTTTTATAAAATTGCAACCAACATTGGAAAGCAATACGATTACCATGATTATCTTTGTCTAACCATCTACGTTTTTGTTCACATATATGACTAAGCGTGGTTGATTCACGCAAGAATTCTCTCTTGCAAAATTCACAGCCATACTTTGCTGTTTTAATTGCCGAGGTCTCTTTCATATTGCTTAAGTTGTTCTTCAGTAATAGTTTCATTTAATGTTTCAATGTCTGTGTGTTTCATGTTAGGAAACAACTCTGCTAATTTAAGTTTGCGCTTTTGACTAGCCACAAACGCTTCGCTTACTGCGTCAATGTCATCACTATCTGCTTTTGGATATATCTTCTTGTAATATTCTTTAATATCTTTTAGTTTTGCAGGCGCTTGCAGTTTGCTTACCTTAGGGCTGATGTTAGGTATCCATTGATGAAACTGTTTGCCTAATCCCGGGCTACTTGCACACATCATCAACCACTGTAGTTTAGGATGTTTCTGTACATTCTCATTGAATAGATGTTTGTTAGCATACTCAGCCGTACTCATCACATAATAACGACTTAATCCTTCACTACCTTTAATCGCACTCATCCATTGTATCATTGTGAATGGCACAAACTTCTTTTGTTGTTCAATACTTAACCTGTCGTAGAAATCATAATCTTTCTTATCCAATGCCGCAAGGACCTCAAACAAGTCTAAGTCTTGTTTGTCAAATTTCTCATCAACAGGAGTTGCTGCTTTTCTTGTTGCCATTAGAATGCCTGACTATAATCTACTATCTCACAATTACGACTAATCTCTTTTACAAAATATATACATTCGGGTTTAGGGCCATCACTCAATGGTACACACAAGAACTGACCATTACGCAATCGAGGAGCATACCATGTTACATCGTGATAGATATCTACAATCTCAATGGGTAGAAATGTAGGACTAAAACTAGTTAATGGATTAAACTCAAACGCATTGAAACCTCTGTCATTGATACTTGTTAGTGGTAATGTTTCTAAGTCACCATGTTCTTTTTCACCAATCAATATCTGCCAGTCCACTGGCATCTTAATTGTATGCTTACCAATCTTCAATACAAGTGCCGGGGCATTAAAACTTTCTAAAAAGATTAATGGAATATAATGATAATCTACATTACTTGGGTTACTGTTATCTAGTATCGCAAATCGTAGGTCATCAATCTCTTCTGGCAATGTCTCTAAGTTATAGTATTCGTTATCTAAGGTTAAAATTCTCATAGTGTTATTATATCATTTATATGTAAGTTTTTCAACATCAAATGGATAGTTTGCCTCTTTATAAAATGCTTTTCTTTGTGTAAGATGCCGTTTTGCAAACTTACAACTGCTTGTGATATCCCAAATCTGCACGAAATTTTTATCTTCTGCTTTACGGATACCACGACCAATACTTTGTATTACCCGTACAAAACTCTTGCCCGGTTCAATTAGAACAAGATTAAAGATTCGTGGAATGTTAATACCTACTGCTGCCACACCATAGGTAGCGATAATGATTTTGTTAGTTGCTGTTGCAACCTCATCATATTGTTCTTTGCGTTCATCCATACCAGTGTTACCTGATACGAATACAACATCATATTCTGTTTTGAAGTTGCGTAGTTGCTCGGCTAATCTATTGTGTAGTTCTTTGCCTGCCGCAACTCTATCAACAAGTATCAATGTGTTACCACTGTTCTTAATCACATCAATCAATTGAGTAATCTTATCTAATCGTTTACCATCTTCTAGTAAATGTTTTAGTTCAGATTGGTAATTGCTAAACTCAACACCATCTTGTAGTTGAACGATGTTCACATGACATTGTGCTAATACACCTCTATCTTGTAATTCACTTGCGGATAACTTATTAATAACATTACCAAGACTAATGAATAGTGCTTGACTTTCAAACTTTGCTTTAGGTATAGTACCAGTCAAGCCCCAACGAATTGGTATGTTGCTCATTACACCTGTGAGTAGTTCTTTTAGTGCTTCTGCTTTGGCCATGTGAACCTCGTCTACCATGACACAAACTACACCTTCAAGGAAATCACCAATCTCAACTTCTGCTTCACCTGCTTTTGTTTTCTTAAGCATATTGTTAAGACTTTGCCAAGTACAGATTGTATGTGTCTTGCCAAACTCTTTTCTATCACCAAAGTATACACCAACATCTAAACCTAGATTAATGTAATCTGCTTCTGTTTGTGTTACTAATGATTTATTCGGGACGATAACAATACTGCGCCCATATTGTTCAATACTATAACTTAGTGCCGCTGTAATTAATGTCTTGCCTGCACCCGTAGCAATCTCTTGTAGTGACTGTGGGTTCTTTAGAAACTCATTAATGATTGTTATCTGATAGTCACGCAATACTACTGGCTGACCTTCGATTGGATGACCTTTGGGCCAATTCTTATGTTTGAATGTCTCCTCGGACACTTCACTAAAATTGAACGTTGTGCTATATGTACGCAGGTCCTCTAGTTCAATATCGTAATCTCTACTATCAATGAAGGGTAGTATTTCGGGTAATAGATTTACATAACTACTACCACCGAGACTAAATAAACTTACCTTACCATTCCATCTACCAAGGCGTACCGCGGTAAGATACCTTGCACCGGGCACTTCGTACTCAAACATCTTTACCAATGCTTTTCGTTCGCTTAATTCTAAGCCTTCGATTTTTACATTGACTTCATCCCTGACTATTATTTTGCATTGTTTCATAATTAGTACT